ATACACCTTTCTCGGAACCAACGAGTTCGGGGTTAAGGTGTCCGCCAGCGGCGGGCTTACTGCATCTACCAACAATGGTACCGTTACTGTGGACGGCTCCGGCAAGGCCAGTACCAATAACGTCCCGAACTGGGATGTTGCTTATGGCTGGGGGGATCATGCGTTGGCGGGTTATCTGTATCAGTCTTGGTTCACAAATTGGGCACATACTAATGTTTTTGGTCAGCTGGTTACTGCGAGTGGAGGGCTTACAACAACGACTAATAACGGGGTAGTGACTGTTGATGGATCTCGCAAGTGGCAGAACCCAGACTATGCAACTAACTTTTTATGGTCCTCGGACGGTGTTTCAGTATCTATAACAGATTATCTTGGGGACGGAGGTAGTGTTGTTATTCCTGATTATTTAGATGGATTACCCGTGACTGACTTTGGATTCGCTTTTTATGAAAATGGTTTTATTACCGAAGTGTTAGGTGGAAAGAATGTCACTAACCTTTTTTATTATTCTTTTTTGAATTGTACTAGTCTCATAAGTGTAAAACTAGATTCTGTTATAGATATCGGAGTTAGTGCTTTTGAAAACTGTGTTAGGCTTTCAAATATTGAGTTGAAGTCCGCTGTGTTTGCAAGAAGATACGCTTTTTTAAACTGTACAAATTTAACATCGGTTGTTCTTCCACTTGTAGAGAATGCTGGCTCTTATGCCTTTTTAGATTGCGAGAAATTAGAGGTTCTTGACCTTCCGTCTTTGACAAACTCTTTTAGCTACTCTTTTGCAAACTGTAGCAAACTTCGAGAAGTAAGGATAGACAGCATTATAACTCTGGGAGAGGGGGCCTTTGCAGATTGTCCATTGTTGTCCAGTGTTGAAATGTTTAATGTTAAATGGATTGGGCCTGCTGTATTTAGTAGTTGTACTAACATTTTTACTTTAGATCTGAATAGAGTGACAGATATTTTCTCTGGTGCATTCTCTGGTTGTTTAAATCTTCAAAGCTTATATTACAACGGGAATGCTCCTGATGTTGGGATGAGTCTCTTTTTTGATATCCCTGTCGGGCAGGTAACTAATTTTGTAACTTCTTTAACGGCTAGTGGATGGGGCGATACTTTAGACGGGATGCCAGTTAGCAGAATGACTGGCAATGTGGAAGATTTGGTTTTAAAGGGCACTAATCTTGCTAGTCTTTTAAACTCAAAAGCTTCAACAAACAATGTTCCTTATTGGGACTTAGCCTATGGTTGGGGAGATCATGCTTTGTTTGGTTATCTCACTGGTGCGAATACTAATGGATGGGTTGTTAGTTCTCACCTTGATTGGTTGCTTGTCAGCGACTGGATATATGGCACCAATATGATTTGGTCTGGATTGGCTGGTAAGGTAGGGACAGATGATACTAGGTACTTACAGGCTGTCACAAATAATCAGGATTCTGTTACGTTTTCTAACCTATATGTGACGGGAAATGTAGTAGTAACTAATTCGGTTATTTCTAAAACCGTTGACACAGAGTTCTTGTTGATTAAGGACGGTGGAGCATCTACATTTGCCATAGGAGGAACGGTTAGCTATGATGGTTTATACGCTATACACACATTTACAAACAATGAAACTTTCACAAGCCTGACTAACTTCAACGCAGAGGTTTTAATCGTTGGTGGCGGTGGTGGCGGTGGTGGAAGAAACGTTGGTGGTGGTGGCGGTGCTGGTGGATGTATTATAACCAATCTATCTTTTGTTGCAGGTGTCAGTGCTGTAAGTGTAGGAACAGGTGGACTTGGTGGTGCGGCTTCAGCATATCAGACTGGAAATAACGGACAGGCTTCTAGCTTAGACAGTATCATTGCCTATGGCGGTGGTGGTGGTGGTCATGGTGTGCCTCCTAATAATGATCCTGTTGTTCTTGCTGGCAGAGCTGGTGGCTCTGGTGGTGGTGGTGGTGCGTGTGATTCTGGGACTTCTGGCAATGCTGGTGTCACTACTAATGCCTTGTATGGAAATAATGGCGGTGCTGGACAGACTGGTAATCTTATCGGTGGTGGTGGCGGTGGTGCTGGTGGGGCTGGATTAGCTGGATCCGCTGGAGGTAATGGCGGTGCTGGTATTTTAACCAACATCTCTGGCGTGAGTACATACTATGCGGCTGGCGGTGGCGGCGGTGCTAACGCTGTCGGTGGTGTCGGGGGAAGCGGCATAGGCGGTAACGGTGGATATGGATTTGGAGGCATTGTGAATGCCACTGCAGGTGCTCCTAGAACAGGTTCTGGTGGTGGTGGCTGCCAAGGATATGATGTTGCACCTGCTGTTGGTGGTGCTGGTGGTTCTGGTATTGTTATTATCAGATATCTCCTTCCTGCACCATCTGGTGGCCCTGGAAGTATAACCGTTACAAATGGTACGTTTAAGTTTTCAACTGGTGCTGACTTTGAAGGGGACGTTGAGGCAACTGATTTTGTAATTCGGGGAGATGAAGGTTCTCCTGATTCCATCAGTATGATACCATCTGTTTATATGAACGTGGTGAGTGTATCTACGGCTGTGGTTATTAATGCTGACCAAACAGTGTACACTACTACGCTTACTGATTCTGGTTCTTATCTTACCCACGATATTGACGCATTGGATTTAGATAACCGTGAGGCCAACTACAAATGGAAGATCAACTTTACGACCACTAACAGTCTAAGCCCTATTTTTGGTTCCATGTTTGACTGGGATGGATTTAGTCCTGAATTTACGGTGACAGGGGAGTATGTGTTTGCTTGTAGTACTGGTGTAGGATATGGTGGGAAGATAAGGCTCAAACAGATTTATCCGACTGTGTATGAGTGGAAGAACTACCCCATGACTGTTACTGCGAATGCGGCTGAACCTGAGTATGGAGGCAAGGCGTACTTAACTGTTATGGGTATTGGAACCACAAGTGGATATTTTATTGCTAATTATTACGAGGATGGAAACATGTTGGTAAGGTATAATTTTTCGTCATCTTCGACTGTTGACAGAACAAATGCAGTAATAAAAACGATTTGCAGAGGGTTTGCGAACGCAGTAGAGACTGGAATTGCAACAACAAATACGGTAGTTAATTATTCTGGCGCAGGATACTATAGCACCACACATTATATAAAAAAAATTTCCTCTGTCTTTACACCTGCTGTTAAATTATCGACAACAAGAGACGTTCCGTTATTGGGCTCTTGCTTGTACTATAGGCTTCAAATGCGAAAGACAAACACGCTTGAGGATAATGCCTTCGACGCTGGCTGGAGGCCCTAACCAATAAGGACACACTATGAAACAACTAACAATTATACTATTTTTACTTACAGCCACATTTTGTCATGCAGACATAAGCGTGAAGGACTTTCTTGCATATCTTAAAGGCAAGACAGATCAATCCACATCACATATCTCAGATCCTGTTGCTCACGTTACAGCAAGTGATCATTTAAGGATTGATGGTGCTGTTTTATCCAATAGTGGGTCTGCTACAAATCTTAGTATAAACGGGTTTGTAGGTGGTTCGAATGCAACAGGAACATTTGGAATCGTTACATCTGTTGGGAAAATAACGACTAGTGGGTATTTCAAAGGAGACCTAGCTCCTGGTGATTTGTATGCAGTGTATAAAAATGGGTCCATCCTTCAGTTTGGCCAATCTTCGGCTTGGCTGGGGCTATCCTTTCTACCAGGGTCGATAGAAGCAATGAGGATAGTACCTAGTGGTAACGTAGGCATCAACACCAACACCCCATCCGAAAAACTCCACGTAAACGGCAATGTTCTGGTTGCGTCGAATCTTACAGTCAGAGGCACCATCACAGCAAGCAACCTATTGACGGTGGCGAACAGTGTAACAAATCAGGCAGTTGTCTCACCTGTTGGCACCAACAACATTTCTAGTGTCTGGCGTGGTACCTACACACAGTATCTTGCCCTTACTAACAGGACAGACTCGACTACCTACTTCATTGAGGATGACAATCTGGTTTATGATACGACGGGGATTTACAGTGAGTTAATTTCCTATACAGCGATAGCACCTACAACCACTGTACAGATAGTTTCTGATAAAGCATCCTATTACATTGATTTTACTAACAACTGTACTATCGTGGCAGACACCAATGAAGTTAATCTTGTGAATAAGATCGCTAACTTCCAGCTCGTGGTGAACCTGAGCAATACCAATGCGATGTCACCTGTGTTCGGGTCTATGTTTGACTGGGGAGGAACCGAACCAGAATTCACAGTGACAGGCAGATATGAGTTTGCGTGTACCATGATTGGGGATGGCAAGTTAAGGATCAAGCAGACGTATCCGACCGTGTATCAGTGGGTGCATGTTCCTATATCAGTAAATGATGGGTCAAGCGTAAATCATACATTCGCAGGTGCCCAATTAATCGCGGCTGGTTCTACAAACGGGACATGTGCAACCTTTAAGAGAAGCTGGGATAAAGTCGAGGTGTGCCGATTTTATCTTTATTCAGACAACGCGGCGCAGACTAATTTTTTCAGTTTTTACCATACCGTTTATGGGTTATATGCATCAGCGTCAACAACTCCGATATTATTCAGTTTTGTCGGAGCGTCGTCGGTGGCTCCGTATATTTCCAGAAGCGTACTAATGCCAAAAGCGGCGGTTAATCAGTCTGACAATTATCAGCATTTTATGGGAGTGAGGGCAATTCGATCTGGGAGTTTAAATACATTACGAGTTTTGTCGGTAATTAAAAGGGATGCAAACGAGCTGGAGATAAGACACTTAGACGCTGGCGGTACTCTATAGAAAGGACACATTATGAAAAAACTAACACTCACATTACTTTTATGTCTTACAGCACTGACTGGTTTCTCAGGTGTTGTGTTTAATGAGACTTCCAGACCTGTATATGAGGCACTACCGACGAATGGATTGGTGTTGCATTACAAGATGGATGAGGCTTCTTGGAGTGGAGTTGCCGGTGAGGTCAGGGATAGTAGTGGTGCTGGTAATCATGGAACCTCTTATGGTGGGGTCCTGACTAATCCCGGGAAGTTTGACAGGGCTGGTGTGTTTGATGGGGTGAATGATTATGTTGTCCCTTCTCCTCTGGTAAACAATTATACTGACTTTTCTATCTCTCTATGGGTCTATTCTTATTCCCAAAAAGCATGTGCATTTATTGATTTCCCGTCTAGCACTATCCGTTTTTCTGTTGGTTATAACGGGGCAGGTTTAATCTTCAGTAAATTCGACGGGGCTTACTCAGGTGTTCGTGGTAACAAGGTGATCTCAGGTTGTTGGACACATGTGGTAGGGATAAGCACAAGTGGAGTTCTTCGCGTATATGTGGACACATCTGTCGGTACTTTTTCTGGTTATGTTGGTGCAAGTGCTACACCTAGGGTCGGTGGTAATGGTAATGGAGGCTACTACAACGGCCAGATCGACGACGTAAGAATTTACAACCGAGCACTTTCAAGCAACGAGGTGTCACAACTTTACCTTGCGGAATCATACAGTAAAAGAAACCCGCCTGTGATTATACAAGGCCCACCGTTCAGTCCGCTTGATATTTCTGGTTGTGCACTTTGGCTAGATGGGAGCGATACTTCAAGCATGTATGACAGTGCCGTTGGTGGTTCTCTTTCTGTCAATGGGGGTGTTGTGGGGCGTTGGCAGGACAAGTCTGGTAACAACAATCATGCGACGAATGGCGTTGTTGCTAATATGCCGAAACGTAGTGATGGTGCAAGGAACGGGAGGACGGGCATCTTGTTTGATGATACTGATTTTGTTAGCATATACAAATCACTATCTATAGGAGTTACTACTACGGTGTTTATCGTAAAGAACACAAAAGTCGATCAGAACTACATACCATTATATGCACCTCCTGCTGGGGCAACTTACCTGCTTAGAACTGTCAATGGTGATGCAAACACAATTATTAACCAGAACGCAGGAACTCCTATCTTATATATAAACGGGACTTTAGATACGGGAACCACACTAGACAGGTTATTCAAAGTGGGTTATAACAAAGGTGTTTTGTACAGTCTTTCTTCCGTAAATTTCACAACATGGCTGAATATAAACGTATCTGGATTTGGTGGATTTTACCAGATGACAGGCGACATGTACGACATCCTAATCTACAACCGAGTCCTTTCAACCAGCGAGCGTCAACAGGTGGAGCGTTACCTGTCAGCAAAGTGGAATGTGCCGTTGAACAACATCACCAGCTCTGATACTGCAATGGATAAGATACTAAAGGTACAAACTCCGATAAATGCTATATATGTAGGGACCAATAGAGTGTATCGATTTAAGAACATGAACTATCCAAAAACTGTAAAGTAAAAAGGAGACTTATGGAGAAGTACCAATACCACACGATTTACGAGATAAAGAACCTAATAAACGGAAAGATATATGTAGGGGCTCATTCCACCTATAATGTTAATGATTGTTATATGGGGTCAGGTAAGCTGATAAAACAGGCCATTGAGAAACACGGTAGTGAAAACTTTATAAAGACGATTATATGCTTCTGCGGAACGTGTGACGAGATGTTTAAAAGAGAGGCCGAGATAGTAAATGAAGAGTTTGTAAAAAGAGAAGACACGTACAACTTAAGGGTTGGTGGAGAGGGGTTTAGCTTAGGTCATATTACGTCAGAAGAAACAAAAAAGAAAATAAGTAAGGCAATAACGGGTATAAAACGTTCAGCAGAGTCTATAGAAAAAATGAGGACATCTGCAACTGGAAGAACTCTGTCGGATGAGGCAAAGGAGAAAGTTAGAGAATTTAATAAAGGCAAGGTGTTTTCTGAGGGATCAAGACAGAAGATAAGCGTGTCAAAGAAAGGAATTAAAAGGCCTAAACATGTAACTGATGCACTTAAGAAGGCTAATACAGGAAGACAGACTTGGAATAAAGGGGTGAAGGGTGGGCACATAGACCCAATATCTGGTCTTTTCATTCCGACTGGCAAAAAGGTGATGTGTAGTGTGACAGGCAAAATTTACGATTCAGTAGTGGAAGCGGCACGACAGCTAGGATTTAACAGAGCCACAATCTCCAAATACTGTAAACGAAACCTACATGGCTGGTCTTATTTTGTTGAAAAGGAATGTGTCCCAGCCTCCACTACTACGATCACAACCATAAGGAGAACCAAAAAATGACAAAAGCAAAACTGACAGAACAGAACACAATTCAATTCCCGACAGCAGAGGATTACACAGACGGGGAACTCACATATCCAGAACAGTGGAAGGAATATGTTGAGTCCGAAAAACCACAAGACACCGTACTACACAAATACACTGAAAGATTTGAACTTGTGTCAGATACTTTTGGTGGGGAGTATCGGATAGTGCAGTGTTGGGACATGCAAGTGATTGAGGTAGTAGGTAGGGTCGCCAAACTATCAGGCAATGAACTGGTATTCCCACAACGGAATGAGACCCTTAGTGATGGCACATTGATTTGCAACGCTAATATGCTACCTAAGTCCAGCTTGATGGGGATGGGTTTCTATCTAGTGGAGGACACACCATACCCACAAGACGGAAAAACGTACAGAGAGGTTGGTATTTTAGTGGACGACCCTGATTACGGTAAGAAGATTCGCGTTGTGTGGGAATTCGTAGCTCCGGTACCTGAGCCTGCCTTCAATATTAGCAAGTTAAAGCTTAAACGGGAAATGACGTCTATTGGCAAATGGGGAGACTTCTTACAGGCGCTACGCGCGGATACGTCCGCGTTTGAAGATTTTAATTTGGCAGTGACGCTTATGTCCGACGATCCCATCGTGATTCAGTTCAAGGGTGTGTGTCAGCAGCTGTTTGGGTTAAGCCAGGAACAAATTGATGGGATGTTAAAATCCTGTAAAGCGGAGTAACTTAGCGTATAGTATGCAAGGTTTTATATACAAACTTACAGCGCCAAACGGTAAAATTTATGTTGGTCAAACCACCAACTTACCTAAACGCATGGCCCAATACTCATGGGCTGGATGCAGGGGCCAGTCGTATCTTTATTCGGCTATTGTAAAGTATGGTTGGGATAACTTTACTAATGAGGTTATAGGAGTCGGATACAGTCAGTCTGAGTTAGACTTACTCGAAATACAGGCGATTAAAGACCTGCGTTCTACGGACCATGCCGTAGGGTATAATATTGCCTGTGGCGGAGGTACGGTTATGACTGGACGAAAACATACCGCTGAGTCTAGAGCTAAAATGTCTAGGGCGGCGAGTAACCGTACGGCTGAACACAAAGCTAAAATAGGGTTTGCATCAAGCAATAGATCCCCCGCTTCAAAAGCTAAGTTTTCAGCAACTATGCTTGGAAGATATAAAGGAGCTCTTCATCGTGGAGCAAGACAGGTAATCTGTATAACAACCGGGGTAACTTATGGTTGTATAGTTGACGCGGCTTTAGCCACTGGGGCTTCGAGGGCGCACATATCTAGTTGCTGTAAAGGATTACGTGGATCAACGGGATGTCTTCCTGGCGGCGCAAGGTTGCGTTGGCGTTATGTCGATTAGTCCGGCTTAAAACTTACTATTGACCGCGGTCAATGGTGTGGTACTATATCTCTACTTAAATTAACTAATATTTACAGACGCCTTGGGGGTTATGATGAGCGACGATCCGCGTATACTTGTGCTTCAAACCAAACTATTAGAAACTAAGATGCACGCTTCTGAGCGTGACGCCTTAGCAGACGACCTGGAGTTCGCGGTCGCTATAAATGGTGACACCGCCCCGGTTATGCAGTGTATGAAGCGTATGCTTATTTCGGGTGTGCGTCGTGAACTTTTAGCGCAGGAGAGGGCTGAGCGCCATTACGCGGCGTGTCCTATAGCCTCACAGATAAAGAAGGACGCCAACGGCGTGGACGTTATGCCGTGGGTGGGTGCTAAGCAGGATGGCCCATCCTATATCGGGTTCTCAATGCGGGAGGGTTTCAAAGCGACGGGGGCCAGCGCTATCATAGCAGCCGCTGTGATTACCATAGCATCCCTGGTGGTGGGTGTGTCATGGTGGCAATCCTCTAAGGTACGTGCCGAGGTAGTACAGCTATTACACGCAAAGGGGGCTTTAGATGCTGAGGAGTAGTTTATGTTTGGCTTTGGTTCTATTGTGCGGGTGCCGCAGTACCCTTATACTGCATAAGGATTATGCTGTTAATGGCGATACCACCAGGAAGGTTATTATAACCCGCGGTGAGCTGTTGACTGTGAGTGAGACCAAAGGTATGGTCATTGATTATCTTGGCGTAAAGGCTTCGGTGGATACCGACAGTACGCGTGGTGACGTGGCTTCGATTACCGCTATTGGTAATGCCATTACAGCGGGCATCATAGCTTATGGTACCTACGGTGCGGCCCCGGCTGTTAATGCCGCGGTTGAATCAGCTCTTAGGGCCATAGGTACTAATGCGCCGGCAATTAAGGAGTAGCCATGAAGTACGGTACCGATTGTTGCATAGTTCATTGGGTTGACGGTAAGTGGGTTGATAGCAAAAAGCCCTGGTACCTGGATATGCCTAAGCTTCAATCGTTCCTTTACGCGGATGGTAGTGATGGGTGGTTGCTATTAGCGGACTTTGCTTTCCGGGTTGGTAATGAGGTTGTATTTGTAAAGGCTGGATTTGATTTTGATGCAACGAGCATACCTAGAATTTGTTGGACGTTAATCGGGCACCCTTTAGGGGTTAGAAAACAAATTGCAGGGCTTATACACGATGGTTTATATGCTAGTAACAGGAAGCCCAGGCATGAATCTGATGGCATCTTCCTGGGTATACTGGATGCGTGCGACAATAACTGGCTGGTGCGTAATGAGTGCTGGGCCGCGGTACGTGCTTTCGGCGGTTTCGTCTACCCTAAATCTGCTGAAGAGTTGAAGAAATACGAGGCCTTAGTCGAGGTCATAAAGCTTTAAAAGGAGAATCAAAATGCTGAACAAAGACATGCTGGCTAAGGCCCGCGCAAGTATCAAACAAGCTTTCGTTCCTATGCCCGGCGGGCAGGGAGAGCCGGTGGCGGGGGCGTCACAGATGACAGCGGCTATACCAGGAGCCCCGCAGGATCCTGCAGCTGCGGGTGCCCCTGTAGACCCTAACACGGGTATGCCGATGGATCCCGCCATGATGGGTGGTGCCCCTGCTGGTATGCCTATGGACCCTGCAGCTATGGGTATGCCTCCTGGCGCACCTATGGACCCGGCTATGGCTGGAGGTGCCCCTATTGATCCTGCTGCTGGCGGAATGCCGCCTATGGATCCTGCCATGATGGATCCGGCTATGGCTGGGGGTATGCCTCCGGCAGATGGTAACATCACGATGCCTGTATCCCAGCTCCTGCAGCTCATACAGACGCTTTTGGGTCAGGCTGTAGGTGGTGCTGATGCCTCCGGTAAGCCCGCAGAGGGTGGAGAGGCTAAGCCTAAGAAGGCTGGGACCTCTAGCAAGATTGACGCTATCTATCAGGCCCTGGCAGCTCAGGGTATCGTGGCACCCGAGGAAGGGGCTGCGCCTACCGGTGCACCACAAGGATAACTATGACAAGAGGCCGTATAGTAGTTAGGTCTCCTGATATCGTAAAGCCGCCGCTCCTGGACACTGATGATGCTAAGATCATTGAGTTCCGGGATGACGCCGGCAACTTGCTTTGTTTTTGGGTAAACGTTTTCGATAAGAACCCTAATGCGCTTTGGGGTTTCTGTTCCAAGTCCGACGAGGATTGGTCCAGTATGTGTCTAAAATTTGGAGTCAAGTAATGAATAAGGTCGCCATAGTTAAACGATTGAACGGCGGGTTTGCTTTATACACCCGTGACGGCAAGCGTATACTTGGCAAGCACGACTCCGCGCAGGATGCCTATAAGCAGGAATACGCTATCCAGAAATCCAAGGAGAAGTCAGCTGCCCCAAACCCAGATCCCACGCCAGCACAGATAGAATCCGGTAACTATAAGAAGGATCACTTATCTTTGCAGGGCCTGCGTATCGCCATAGAGAATCTTAAAGGCTCACGGCGTAAGGGTGTAGATAGAGGTGGTAGCCGCTGGAGCGTTAAGATGCCGGCGGACTATGGATATATCAAGGCGCATGAAGGCAAAGACGGGGACGATGTTGATGTCTACATTGGGCCTAATCGTGATGGATTCATGGTGTACATAATCAATCAGAAAGATCCTGGCACCGGAAGATTCGACGAGCATAAGTGTATGATAGGGTTCCGCCAGAAGAAGAAGGCCATAGCTACGTATCTAAAAGGATTTAGTGACGGATCAGGTATCCGTAGAATCATGGGAGTTAAAAGTATGACAATGCCGCAGTTCAAGGCCTGGCTTAGCGTACCTGCCAACCTTAAGAAACAAGCCTCCGCTAAGGAGCAGCTTAAAGATTTTATTGCCCAGACCTTCGGGAAGACCGCTAGGTTGGCTAAGACCGCCGGCGTAGAGATCCATAGCCTTGGGGACGTAGCCACAGCTCTTAAGGCGTTCATGGCCAAGCAGGGCCAGGCCGATCCTGCTTATCAAGCCATGCGGCATATATCTAGCCATCCCGAGGTGACCAACGAGGCTGTTTTACGTACTCGCAATGATCTAGCTATGAATCAGATGCGTGACCTTTCCGGACTGCGTGGAGGGGCCCGGCCTAGCGAATTCGCCAGAGTCAGCGACTATATGGCAGGTAAATCGGATAAGCCCTATATTTCAGGCCAGGAGCTCCAGGACTCTATACCCAGCCAGTTATCAGCCCCCGCAGTAGCACCCCAGCCTACGCCGGGCCCGGCCCCCGTACGCAATATGCCTAGTGGGTCTAAGCCTTCCGATTACATGATGGGTGGAAGACTATTCGGACAGCAGCCCGGTGCACAGGTAACCGCACAGGCCCCACAAGCTGCGAGCACAGCTACCGCTCAGCGAGGCCGGGCCTTTACTACACCGGCCAGTGTATCCGCACATGTAGCACCTATGGCTGGTGCAGTTACAGACCCAAATGATTTACAAAGCAAGCTTCACATAATCCAGAGGCACCGCGCCGGCCTAGCTAAAGGTGTGGACACATCCAGGATTGATGCGGTGTATAACACCTACCTAGCTAGAATGAACCAACTTAAAGCTAAGCCGGGTACTCCAGTACCTCCTACGGTTATTCCGCCTGCTAAACCTCCTACACAGGTTCAGCCCACAGTCAAGACGCAAACAACTCCTAATACCTCCCCTATTAAACCGACGGCCTAACTATGGTAACTACAGTAGGACAAGTAATGGTTAATGAGGCGCTTCCTCCACAGTACCAGGATCATCTCCGGGTAATGGATAAGGATGCGGCTGATGCTGTGCTTGGGGAAATAGCCACCAGTAATCCAGAGCTATATAAAGAAGTAAGCCATAAGCTTATGCAGCTTGGGCGCCATGCCTCGTTTGAAGAGGGGTCTACACTTAGGCTTTCCGACCTAGTAAGCCCGGTGGGTGGCCGTAAGGTTACATTCGCGTTTATTGCCAAGAAGGAAGACGAGATAGACGACTCCGATATGAGCGCTGCTGATAAGCAGGAAGCTAAGTCCGCTTTGTTTGCTGCTGCCGCGGATTCAATGGCTAATGACACCTACACGCAAGGCCTGGCCTCCGGTAATCCTTTTGCTCAGCAGGTTAAGGCTAAAGCCCGCGGTAACAAAGGTCAGCTATCTGCTTTACTATCCAGCCCAGGTACCTACGCTAATCACAAAGGCGAGATGGTTCCGTTGTTTATTAAGCGGTCGTATGCTGAAGGGCTTAGCCCTGAAGAGTACTGGTCCGCGGCACACGGTGGACGTGTCGGGGTGCTTTGCTTAGACCCAGCCACAGAGGTACGTAAGCCTGATGGGACATCCGTGGCTATAAAAGATCTGCGCGTAGGTG